GTGCGCTAAAAGTTGCTGTTGGGACTGATGTAAAACCAGATCCAGGAGCAGTTCTTGTAACAGAAGTAACAGTACCTGATAGAGAAGCTACAGCATTTCGTGCGCCTGTTGCGTCAGCACGAGCAACTAATAGAGAACTAGTATAAGATAGGAAGTTTGCTGCAGTAAAGAAAGATTTAAAGTTCCCGTCAACTGGTTTACCGAAGATAGAAACGAGTTCATTCTCCGAGGTAACCTGAGTTGGGGACATAACTGGACCCCATTGGAAAGCACCAGCAAAAGCACCACGACTAGTAGATACTGCTGGAACGATCGCTGAAAAATCTTTTTCTACGACTGCAACGCCTGGAGATAATTGGAAAGGCATTGTAATTCTCCTTGTTAATAAGTTTTACTTTTAGACAGAAATCTTGTCTACCATTTATTTAGTTTTTCTTGGTTTTCTCAAAAATTAAGTGGTTCTTTATCGCCATTTCCATCATCATAGAACCCAAACGGAGTTAGTTCATCTTCAATCGCTTGAATCTGCTTTTCGTACATAATAGTTCTTAGGTTTATGTTATTTAGGTCTTTAAAATATGGCTGAGTTGTCAACCAACCGAAAAGAACTAATGGCATAACCAAGTCATCATGATAACCCTCATCTGCTTCATAGGATCCTTTTTTCTCAATAAAAGTAGAGATTTCAGAGATCGTATCCGCATCAGTAATTAATAATTTATTTTCTTCGACTAAAGACTTAAAGTTGTGACACCCAATTCGTTTAATCTTCTTATCGGTATTGACACCCAGTTGAGTTTTACCTCCACCGAAACCAGCACCGACATACTGCCCATTTGTTTGACGATTGACGAACAGAATATTCTCGTATTCTAGTTCATTATACAAGATATGGGCAACTTGTTCGCTTACGTTTATCTCTAGTAAGAGATACGCTTCATTATATTCTTTACCTATTTTGTATAGGATGTTAGGATATAACAAAGGACTAATGTTGTTACTTCTATATTTTGCAACAACACGATATGGAGACTCAGTAATATCAATCACTTGGAATGCTGAATAGTCACCACCAACACCTTTGGCCACGTCAGCCACTAAACAATATGTATGCCCAGCGGATGGTCTAACGTAAACATCTAATCCATCTTTCTCATGGATTCTTGGATCTATTGGCATCTTAGCAATAACGTCTGCCGAGATTAAAGTTAAACTAGAACCAAGGAATTTACACGCAACCTCTTGGTTATATTTAAGTTCACCAAGCATTGCTTTCTGCTCAGCTGCCCACTTTTCATCACGACCTGGAATTTCCCAATAAGGAATAAACAGTGGCGTAAATCCATTACGACCATTCTCAGCGTCATTCCAGAATTTCCAGAAGTGATTATAACCGAGTGGCGTAGAACTTAAAAGAATCTTTGTTGTTTCACCAGCAGAAATAGTTGGGTAAACTGAAGTAAAGAATTCTTCTGCTACGTTGTTTGGAATAATTGCAGCCTCATCAACGTATAACATATTAACAGACTTACCACGAATACCAGAAGTAGATGTGGCAGCAGTGAAAACCTTTGAACCATTTTCTAGTTCAATATCACCCTTGTTCCAAGTAGTGACACCTTGTTGCATCCACTGAGGAAGCAACTCGTACATAGTTTGATAACGATCTAATACTTCTCTTGCAGCAGTTGCTTTGTTTGCCAAGATCGCTACGGTTTTACTCGCTTGGAATAAAGTATACCATAAGATATATGCAGCAGAGGTAGTTGTTTTACCTTGTTGACGACCTTCCATAAGAATGATACGTCTGTTATTATGCATAACATGTAACTTATTCTTCTGACAATCATATAACTTAAACAGCTGTAAACCATGATCAAGAGTAACAATATAACAATAATGCTCAATAAAGTAAATATAATCTTGAGAGCATTTTATATACTCTTGAATATTATCTGGGGTAAAATCAACAACAACACCAGCAGCTTTTAAGTTCGAATTCGAATTATATATTTCAGCCAATTATAATCCTTCGCCAGACCACTGTTCCGAAGTAACTGTTACAGTAGTAATATCACCTTGAGCCACGTATACTCGGTTTGCGCCAGTTGATTCATTTTGTCCGATGTTGGCATTAACTTCAGTAATAATACCTTGACCAGAAACTGGACCGAATAGATTGAGTTTCATTTGGAAATTTAATGTATGAGTAACGAACCTTCTATCTTGAAAGTTACCATCATACTCATCAACAACACTTACGCTCTCTAGAATAATAGGAACGTCCATTGTGATACCCATCTCAGGAACTACGTTAACTGCCAAAGTATATTCTGGAGTAAACGTAGGTAGAATTTGTTCAATAATTTGTAGACCATCTTCTTGAGTTTTTGTCAAGATATAAAGCGAGATATCTACATTGTATGGGACTGGCGTATATACAGTTGGCTTTGTGCTGTTAGATACATCAGTTTTAATTTGTTGCATACGATTCAACTTACGAGAAGAATCATATGCGTAACTATTGATTTCAAAAGACATTCTTGGTAAAGAAACCATAGTTACATTGTTCTCTATATCAGGTTGCTGATCTAAACGAACTAACCATTTTTCTTTTGGTGCATAAGAAAGTGGAACTTGTATACGCTGGATAGTAGTGCCAGTAACTGAGTCCCCTTGTTTGCGGTCAATATAAATGTCGCTGAATAAACGACCAAAAGCCACAATGGCTTTTCTTATAGATCCGTGATAATAAACATTTCCATTAAGCATTGTTTATTTCTCCGAATGGATTCTGTTCATCAAAGTTAATGACATCAGTGGCTGCATCTTTGAATGAATCATTTTCACCAAAGCCATCAGAAGATTTCTTAATATCAATATCAAGAGTAGTTGTTGCTTGAGCACCAGTACCACCACCACCAACAAAAGTAACAACTGGGGCAGTTTGATAACCAGTACCTTGATTAGTAATAGTTACTCCAGTAATCTTATTAAGATTAGTTCCAGAAGTTCCTCTAATTGCAGTAGCTGTAGCGCCAATACCAGTAGAACTTATAAGGGTAACTGTTGGAACAGAAGTATATCCTGAACCACTATTTGTCATTGTAATGGTTGCCACTCTACCGTGAATATTTCTAGTTGTATTAGTGCTGAATGTTTTAAGAGATTCAAACGTATCAATCTCAGCGATACCAGTATCGATTCTTTCTGAAGAGTACTGGAATAGTTCAACTTGAAGTTTGTAAACATATAGTTTACCAAGTTGATAGAATGGATCTTGATGTTGAACAAATTTAAGTTCAAACAAACTGCCAGTGAGTGGGAAGTAAATTAAGTCACCCTCATTCGGGCGAGAAGGTATTTGAG